AACATTTTGTTGTATAAAATAGTATATTTTGATTGTATATCTTCAACCAATACATCTAAACCTTCTAGGTCTGTAAATGTACAAAATAATTTATTATTCAAATCTCCTGCGTTTTGGATGTTAGTAATAACATCATATTCCGCATTATACGTATTAGTACTATTCTCTAAAACTGTAATCATAACCTTCTATTTCTTTAATGTTTAATTTATATTTTTTAAATACTCCCCTAATCTCTTCTAACATTTCTTCTTCACCGTTATCTAAATCAAACAAAAATGAATCGTACGTATAAAGTACTAATTTTGTATTACATTTCCTCAATATACAAAGCATATCCCACAATATCAAAATATTTGTAGATGTTTCTAAATTTTGTAAAATGTAATTAAATAATTTTTGTGGGTTCATGTTTTGCAAGTTTTCTTTTTCATATCTATATCCAGAAATCCTACATTCCACAAACCCATCACTCTCAAACTTCCGCCACGTTTCTCCTACGTATTTCTCGATTCCTTGAAAGAATTCCAACTCTCTATAATTTTCGAAAACGCCTCCGTAGAGCTGCTTGAAGGTAAGTTCTTTTGATTTTTTATAATCCACTCCATATAAGGTAGCAAAATGAGAGTGAATATCAATATTGGCAAAATCATAACCAATGAGACTAGCAGCCAAGCTAGGGTGGTAAGCGCTAATATCAATTTCCACAAACCTATTATTACGTGGTATAAAACTTTTTCTACATCCATTTTCTTTATTAAGTGCCGCATAATTTACATTTTTAAATTTATTTGATGGTCTTGTTGTTATTGTTTTTAAGTTGAATTGAGTGTGGACGTATTCACCGTCAACCACGTGGAAGTATTCACTGAAGGTGTCATTGTGTATACGTATGCCATTTCTCTCGATGGCGTTGAATACCACGGATACTCTATTGTTAAAGAATTCATCATATTTTGTTTTTTCTTTGTTAATATTACCTTTTAGATTCTCAAAAATTGTCTCGCACAATTCATAGTGTTTAACAATCGGGATAATTAGGTTTAACTCACGGTTATCCTTGTGTTTACTATAGTATAAATCGTGTGTTTTTGTAGATGGACGTATATATGTATGAGGAGGGGGTGTTATGTCATAGAGAGCTTTGTTTGGAAAATAGTGTAATACCTCCTTTTTATCACGACAATATAATGTATTAAATTTGTTTAATAATTCGTCTACGCACGTATTTAAAGCATTTAATGATTCACTATGAGTAACACACACCATGAAGCCTTTGCTTGCTTCAATTGGTCTAATATACACTAAACTTACGTGATTTAGTACAGGGTGGATGGTATCATTATAAGGTATTACCTCAATGAAAGCATTTTTATAATCACTATTTATTAAGGTGTTTAATTGTTCCTCTGTTTCTACAAGCCAATACATAACCATTATTTTAATCGTTAGTATTCTTACCAACACGTAAATGTACGAACCCTATTCCATGTAGCCTAATTTATTATGGTATTCATTAATAAGTTATACCTCTTCTATTAAGGGTTTGAGTTTCTGTTTTATTAACTTTATAGTTAATATTTGATCCGCTAACAGGAATTAAAAACTCATGAGGTAAATCAGTATGTTCTGCTCCAACCATTGGTCCTTTGGTTGGATGAATGTGTTATAAACCTGTGTATAATTTATTTGTAGATTGGATTAAAAATTCAGTACCATCTGTTTTTAAATTTGAACCTACCATGTATTTAAAGTATTGGTCATATCTGTTTTTAAAATATGATTTAAATCCTTGTAATGAGTAAAGGTTTTGAGTTCTTTCTACTGTGTTTTTGTTGATATCGTAAACCTTATTTCTGTTACCTGATATAAGCCATGGGAATGAGAATACATTATATAAATTATAATCTACAATAGGTTCTTCATTTATAAATTTATTATATTGTTCTAAATTTATTTCTATATATTTTATTTCATTAAACTTTGTAGCAAAATACCTTTGAAATTCATTAATTTGATATTCCTCTTCAGTAGGTAGATTTATTACTTGAAAGGGAGGTAAGGGTGGAATGGAGTTTGCATCTAAGTCTACCGCAAAGGCATATACATTAGGTACTAAATATAAATTAGCACTAGTATTATAGGAACCCATTTCTCCTTCTTCTGCATCTTCGGTTGGTGATTGAATTTCAGTAATTATTTCCTGTATTGGTGGATCATTAGGGTTTCTTCCCGTGAAATAATTACCATCAGATGTTTTAAAATAATAACCTATATATTCTTGGGAAGAGTTAGGATAAATAAATTCTCTCCCGTTGGTGTATAAATTTGTTGTTATTTGAGATTTTGGAAAATACATTAGTTAAATTCTTGTAATAATTCTAATAATTCTTTTTGTGGAAAAACATCAATTTTATTTGTTCTGTAAGAGTTGTGGGTATAAATACCGGGGACTCCACCAAATGCTCCCTTTGAGATATTATTAATATCAGGGAATTGATTACTAAATCTGTTTCCCTTTTCCCCCCCATAAGTTGATCCTATAGGGATTTTTGGGTATAATTCATGGATTTTCTCTAATACCGTTTTTAGGGTTTCTAATTGTTTCTTAGTATAGGATTGGTAAAAATTATATCCCCTATAAGGACTTGCTTCTACTATTATATTTGAACTATTAATTTTATGGGGTTTAGCAACAGGTATATCACTTTGTGATTGTGTTAGTTTATCATAGGTGAATTCTTTTCCATTTTGGATAAATTTTGAATTTTTATCGAAACGGGGGTTAATTAGTTTGGCATTATCTTTAACTAGTAAGTCTAAATACCCTAATGATTCTAATTCTATAGAAATAGTTCTTCTCTGTGCTTTTGCTGTTCCTGATCTTTGAGTTCCTAAGTGATTTGCCCAGTATTTTAAATCAAACAATTGATCATAACTACCATCCCTTTGAATAATAAAATGTGTAGCAACATGGTCGGTTCTTCCTCTCCAACCTGTATCCATTTCTTTCCCAATTACATTTTTTATAGGTGCATTTACGGCTGTATGGTGTAATACTATTTGGGTTTTTTCTGTTTCTTCAGGGTAATATATTAACCCATTACTAGTTTTAGATGTTAAAAGGTAACTATTGATGAATGTTCTTGCAAGTGCAGGATCTCCACCCCATTCTTTTATAACTTGGGTTTTTTCTTCAATAACTTGTGGTTGTACTATTTTTAATTTTATGGGTTTTGAGGTTTTTGGTTGTGATATAGTTGTTAGATTAGTAACCCACTTATTATCACTTACAGAATGGTTTAAACCATCAACTATAAATTTTAATGAAGAAGGGTAAGAAGCAGGTAAAGCTTTTTGGTTTACTTTTAACTTATTATAAATTTGTATTCCTCCTAATCCCTCAAATGTTAACCCTAAAGTTACAGGAATAAAACCAGTTGCACCCGTAGTTATATTTTTTTCATCAAATTGGTATTGGTCTAAACGAGATTTATATGATTTAAAAGTATTATATCCTCTTTCTATAAAATCGGAATTATCAGATGTATACCAATACAGAGCATTTTCTAGTCGTACCTTCTGAAGGACGAGTTTTGTTTTTAATCCTTCTCCTTCATCTGTGGGTAATCCTTTTCTACTATTTTCTCTTCTTTTCTTTCTTTTTTCTATACTACTAAGAGGGATTTCTATTTTTTTACTACCAACCCCACCAAAACCATCTAATAAATATCCCATATAACCATCTAGTTTTTCTCCTTCGTTTGCAAATTCATTACCCTCCTTTGCGTTTATTTCATCAATTTCTCTAATCCCAGCATACACATTTCTTATCATTACAGTATCGTTGAAAGCAGTTTGTCTGGATTCGAAAAGTCTACTGTTTTCAGTACCAGAGTATTTTCTTGTATAGTTTTTATATGTCCATTGATAATAACCAGGGTATAAAACAAACATGGCCTCCTTTTTAAATTTTTCATACTGTAAACTATAATATGCTTCTTTTTCAATATCAGATTTTTCTGAGGTTTGTGTGGAATATTTAGACAAAGGACCATTTTCATATTTTTCTTCGTATCTATTTGTTAACCCTTTATTCCAGTTTTTATAACCAACAGCATCTAATGAATTGGTTTGTGAACCAGGAGAAGTTGCCCCTATTGAGATTTGAGTCATCAATTTAGGGGTAATTTTGGTTTGGAAATTAAAATCAGTTACAAATGAAGAACCACTATTTGGGGTATATCCTATTATATTAAATTCTACTTCTTCCCTTTGAGATGGGTATACTATATCATACCCAGGAATTGGGTTTTCATCTAAGAAGTAAATTTCTTTGTCATTTTTTATACTGGTAGTAAGTGAAGTGGTTTCACCCATACATCTATTGATACCTCCTAGTAATTTTTGCAAGAAATTAAATAAATCTAGTTCATTTTTTTCATTTTTATTACTACTTAAGGTTCTAGATACCCAATCTAAATTGAGGTAAACATTCATTAACTTCCCATAATAAACACCATCATTTTCTACTACAAAATCTTGTAACCCATCCATAGAAGGAACATTTATATTTTCAGTAATTCCAAATTCTGATGTAAAAACGGGTTTAAATACAGCTATTGAAGGGTCTAATGGTATTAAATTAGGGTAATAATTAATTCTTGTAAATTCGTTGTATGATTTTAATTTGATTGCAGATTCTACATTTTTAGAATCGGTTCCATTTACAATTCTAAATATTACATTATCTTCTATTATTTCCAACAATTTTTCAAATCTAATATAGTACTGAGATGATATTGGGATTTTATTTTTATTTTTTTCGATGTCTGGTAGTTTAGTGTCTTTACTATAAGTACTTACTAAATTAGGTAAAAGGCAAAAATCTTTATTATTTTCTAATTTTTGATCAAAAAAAGTTTCTATGGTTTGAGCAATATATTGTGATAACCTATCAGACCCTAAATTTGTAATTACACTATTAGTTTCATCTGATGATTCTATTTGGTATATTTTCCTAAGGGCTTTTGTTCTTTTTTCCATTTCAGTTGGAGAAATAGGATTAGTTGGTACTATTACCTGTAAAGATTCTATTACACTACCCAAACTAATTAAATTGATAGTAATATCATAAGTATTGTCTGAGTTTAGGGTCCAGCTAAAATTATTTACTTTACCAAAAAATCCTTGATAATTTCCCTTATACCTTTTTACATAACTATCTATTACTTGCAACATATCCAATTGAGAAGTATCTTGGTTATTAAACCACTCATTCTCTATAATGGTAGATTCTAAGTTTTTTATAATAGGTTTATTATTTTTATCTATTGAATCTATATATTTATCCCACCCCCACTCTAACATCATTAAATATCCTAATCTCAGATAAAGTATCTCAATAATACTAAATTGAAATTTATTAAATGCCTTTAAAGTAACTGTTGCTTTTCTAATTGATCCTCTATTTATTGATTCAACAGATATATTGGTTATTCCTGGAACTGGTTGTAGGCCTCTACTATTACCTCCCATTCCACCATACATTTTATCGTTACTTCCATTCCAACTGTTTGTGCTTCTTACTCCCCTTCTTGTGGAATAAATAGCAGCCCTAGTTTGGGTAGTCACTCCCCCGGATTCACCTTGTTGTTCGGCACCTTGGGTTAAACCCTGCATAGAATTAAATAAAATATAGTTTTTAGCTAATTGTGAACCCACTAAAGAAGCATAATCACTTTCAGTAAAGTATTTTGAAGTTTCAAATTTAGCTAAATCTTTTAGTCTTTGACTATTATCTAAACTAACTCCTGAAGCTAATTTAATCCAAGCATTTTTATTATTTAAAAAATTTAATACTTCAGGAGATCTTGAAATAGAATTTTCATTATATCCTGAACCATGGATTTGTTGTCTTAATTTAACTTGTTCTCCAATTATTGGGGATATTGGTTCTCCTATTATATTTCCAGCCATAACTAAATTGCATTTAATTGTTGGTAATCTAATATAATTGCTCCGATATTCCCCGGAATTCTAATTTGAACTCCTAAAGGTGGATACATAGAATTTTGATTAAATTGGGGGTTTGCTATAGATATAACCCACCATAAATTAGAATCACTATAATATGTCTGAGCTAAAATATCAAATCTGTCTCCTTCATCGGTGTAAGCATATATATCATCAAAACTTAAAGGAAGATCAGGGTATTTAACTGTTGTTTTATACCGTTTTCCTTGTGTTGTTGATGTTACAAGAATGTTTGTGTATCTACCCATATCTATTATTTAGGTATTTCAATTGAACTCCCATCTTTATAATAATTTTGATTAAACCCATTACTTAAAGCAATATATCTTTGCTCTCCAAAAGTTGCTAAATCCCCAACTGTATCTAAATTTTGGCCAAGATTAGCATTATTAGCTTTTATATTTTCTAATAGTTTTTCATCAGTAAGAGAAAATGTGTTTTTCTGTATACTAGGTACAAAATTATGGATAGGTATAAAATTAAACCCTGATACTTTTATCATAAAGGGTAATTCTTTAACATTTTTATCTGGGTTTCCATTAGTATCATTAATTGCTATTTCCCATGGTGATTCCATGGGTACAGTATAATTAATTCCTTTCATGATTCCAACCTGATTGAAAAGATACCCTCCAACTGTTAATTCTATTAAATTTCCTCTCATATACCCATCAGATGAATATTCAGGTGCACAAACTGAAGCTAAATAATTTAGCTTTTGGTACATTGGAATTAATTCTTGTTTAGATTGAGCCACTACGGTCCAGGATATATTAAAATTTCTATCAAATCCTTGATAGTTATATAAATTTTCTGCCCTACCCGCAAACTTTTGGGAAGACCACTCTGCTGAGTAGTTATCATCCATGCTATCTATGAATGCCCTAAAATGAATATATGTTTTTAGTGAAGGATTATCATTATCTATTACACCAATTCTAAACTTGCATAAATCATTTATTTCTTTACTAGGATCAATATTATTTGATTTGTAAATTTGTAATTTATTTATTTTATCTAATGCTTCATTATTACCTGTTATATAGCTTGTTGTTCTATTTTTTGCTCCAGCATTTCCTAAGTTTACTCTAGGTTCATATCTAGATTGAGTATCTGAGTATTTAAGCCCAGTTGCGACTTTATCATTTGTTTTGCTTGTTGTTTGTCTAAAGTCTTGTAATATTTCAGTTTTAAGATAAGTATTGTTTTGATTACCTACTTGAGCATCTTCTTTAGAACTCATTAATTGGTCGTAATCAAGGGATGAACCTAAACCAGTTACACCCGGTGTATTAGATTGAAAACCTTTACCATCTTTAGTTTGATATACACTTTGACCTACATTACTTATAAAACCACCACTAATATCATCATTAGTTGTTTTAAATTGGTTATTCCCTAAAAGGTTATTTATGGAAGTGTTAGTGTGTGTTGCGTATCTCCCAGTTACAGATTTTGAACCTGATAGAGTTAAGTCACCAAAATATGTACCCCCTCTAAATGTTTCAAAATTAGGATTTGTAGTACCTCCTTTAAAAACACCATAATCAAAACCAAAATTAGTGTTTGGTGTTTTACCCGTATTAAAAAAACCAGAAGTCTTTAAAAAATCATTATTAATACCCGTTCTTTGATCCGATAAGGCTTTAATAGTAGTTTTACCTACCCCTAGAGTTGAATCAGGACCTCCAGAATATGAATATAGTATATCACTAGTATCTGTTTGGTTTTGATTTTTATTTAAAAATTGGGCTAATCTACTTGTTACTACCCCCGTATTTTTCCTTTCATCAAAGGCTGCAGTATTAAAGTATATAGGGTTGGATAATGGTAAACTCTCACCAGTTAGAAAGCTAAATATTCCTCCAACATTGCCTCGTGCTGCTGCTTCACTTGTATCAAAAGAAGGATTTATACCTTGTTTAAGTAAATGCCCACCTAATGGGTTCGCCGCAGCCTGTAGAATAGTAGAGGTAGGTAAGTAAATACCGTTATTTAAAGGTAATTTATTATTACCTACATTAGTTTCACCAGAAGTAGCTTTAATATTAACTGCACTTCTTGAAAGTGAATTTTGTTTAGCTGTAAATAAAAGCCCATTTGGGGATTTTAAATCAAAAAACATTTGTGTTAACCTAGAAACATCTTGAGTAACAGTTAGAGGTAATAAAGATCCTCCTCTTAAAAGAAAATCTACATCACCTAAACCAGGACCTTCCCCCTTAGGTATAGGAGTAGTGACGTAAGGTTGGTTACTTGAACCATTACCACGTCGATCATTCCCATGTCTTAAGGATTTTAAGTTGGTTGTTAAATTAACTAAAGGCATATGTTATTATGCGTTACCAGTTGCGTCTACTGAGTTAGGGGCATCAGAAACATAATTTTGATAAGTACCTTGTGAAAAAGTATTATTTACGGGAATAGTCCCACCGGCTTTTAATGGACCTGAAGGTTGTTCACCTTTTAAAGGTGTTAAAGTACTTCCTTCTGTTTCAAGTTTGTTTAATAAAGGCATAGTTTTAAATTTTAATGGTTAAATGTTTATTATAAATATTATTATTGTATAGAAAATGCACTCATACCTGCTACAGTACCAACTTCAATTGAATCCATTTGTACTTTAGGAGCTGGTTTATTTACTATGGATTCTAATAATTTTTCCATTTTCGAAGTATCAACATTTTGGGGTTGTACTACTTGTATGGGTGTATTACTTGTAGGAATTTTGTTATTATCTTCAGGTATTATAATATTGTTAAGCATCTCCCCAGGATCTTTAGTTGCAATTAGAAAATCTTCAGGAGATGTTGTAATTAAGTCACCACCCGGTCCTATTACCCCATCCTCTATACCTATAAGGTTTTTACCTGCTGCTATACCTTGGGATTCATAATCTGCGGAAAATGCATTATTAAATGGATTTAAAATATTAAGAAGATCCATTGAAAATCCTACTACAGTAGAAATAGCACCTGCTATAAGAGAAACTAAACTTAATATAGGGGATAGTGCTGTGCCTAATTGAATAAAAACTTCTTTTAATTCCGTCATAGCGGCATTCATTTTATCTTGTGCTGTTTTTTGTTCTAATCTATTTGCTAATTCATCTTTACCCAAAGCACGTAATTCTTTAGCTGATTTATTCATTGTTTCTTGATTAAACAACATATCTGACATAGAATCTACGCTCATACCCATTGCTCCTGCTAAAGCTTCCTGTTGGATAACGTTTAATTTAGAAAAATCTGAAAATGAGCCCATTTCTCGGGCTAATTCATTTTGAAGTGTTACTTGATCTCCGGTTAGGGCTGCTGCTCTTGCTCTTTCTAAATTAAGGTTTCTTCCAGTTAATAGTTCTGCTTCTAATTCTTTACTAATAGAGCTTTCAAAATCTAAAAGTTGTTTTCCAGCTGCGGCTATTGTTCCCATTTCAGTACCTAATAAACGAGCATTTGTAACTGCTTTTGCTATTTCAATGGTGTTACCCCCAAAATTAGCTCTTATTTGACCTGTTACTTTACCTGTATCTTCAAGTACAGCTCTTAAATCAACTTGAGTTCCTGCTTGTTGTTGTAATTCATAACTAGAGGCAAGAATATTTTTATAATTATCTTCAAAATTTACCCCAGTTGCTTCAGCTGCTGCCGCTAAATTTCCAGCAGCTTCTTCTCCAATTTTAAGAGTGTAAGTTAACTTAGTCATACTAACTAAAGTTTCTCCACTAAATTCACTTATAAAACCAAATTGTTTGTTTACTTTAGTTATATTTTCAAGTACTTTTGTACCTGTAATACCCATTTGGTAGTTTGATCTAGTAGCATTAGCTATTTCTCCTGAAAATTTAGCAGATTCATTTTTAGTCATCATCATTGAACGACCTAATTCTTTGGTCTGTTCATCTGCTGCCATTATACCTTTAACTAATTCAGCAATAATTGCAATGGGACCTAAGGCTTTAACAAATGTCTTACCCATAGTACCAATCATTTTACCCGCTACTCCTAATTTTTTAGTAAAAGGAGTCATTCCATCACCTGCAGTACCTGCTAACCTTGCTGCTTCTTTTCTACCATTTGATAGGGCTTCCTCTAAACCTAACTTTTTCCCAAAACTCCCAGCACCTAATTTTTCTAACACACCACTTAACCCCTCAGTTGCCGTTCCAGCAACACCCATATTTTCATCAATTTTTTTAGCAAAATCTTCAATCTGGTCGTATTCCTTTTTTTGGTCTCTAAGAGCATTTAGTTGGTCATCATATAGATTTAATAAATCAAACGCCTCATCATTTATACTATTTGAAGATTGATCAATTAAGTCCATTACACCTAACTGTCCCCTTTTAACTTTTAATATTTCTTCTTCTGTGTATCCTGTTTTACCTAAAGCTTGTTCTAATTCAATACCTAAATTTAATTCTTTTTCTCTTAATTTTTTTCTATCTTTTTGTAAATCATTTAGGGTTTTTTCTCCAGTTACAATGTCTTCAATTTTAGAATTTATAGTTGATGATATACTAGCTATACCTCTAAAGGCAGCGGAAGTAGCGGTTGCTTGAGTAGAGGAATCGAATACAGCTTTGGCAAACCCACGAGCTTCGTCAGCAAGATTCCTTTGTTCAAAAAGAATCTCACTTAAATTGGATTTAATTTTATCCTGGGCATTAGCAGCTTCATTTAGATTATCCCTAAATTCGCCAGCAGCTTTAGCATTTTCATCTATTGTAGCCATTAATACTTATTTTATTATAAATATTAAAAAAAGCAACTATTTATAGCTGCTTTTATTTTGATATGGTTTTGAGGCATTTTTAAATGCGGGTGCATTAACTTTACCATCTTCCCCAACTAATGAACTTTTACCAGCAGACATTTCATTATTTTGAATTGCTTTTCTTTCTTCATAATAGTCAGATATTTGTTTAAAGGTAAATTTACGTAACCATACTGGCATATTATATACCGTATCGTAATCATATCCCCCTTTACCATGAAATAATATAGAATGTATTTGGGTAAATAACCCAACTCTGAATTGAGGAGCTATTTTAGAGCTCAGGCCAAAAAAAGCTAATCCCTATAGGGATAGCTACCTCCTTCCCATCTTCGTCTATGTAACGAAGGTCTACATCTGGTTGTGTATCTCTAAGATGTTTTCTTAGTGCTTTTGAATCTATAGCTAAGAGGAAATTATCAACAAATTCTCTAACTTCTTTAGACCCTGATTCCCCATTAACGGATGTAATAATATATTTTAATCTTGTACTTAATTCAGGAGATGCATTCCTATTAATTTTCTTTAATCCTTCTAATTCTCTATCTATTTTACTTTCATCTACTCCAGTTAAAATTTTATATGTAATTGGAGTTTTTGTGTGAGGAAGAACAAATTCAAAGTCATTTTTACCTTGAGTAATTAAAGATTCATCAAATTCTTTATTTTCTAATGTAGATAAATCAACTATCTTTTCTTCTCCTCTATAAGTAAACTTATATTCAGCTCCATATCCTAATATGCGAGTAGCAACTAGTACTGCATTTTTATCTCCTAAAATTAAATCTTGTTGTTTAACTCCTTCTGTTAAAATAACAGAATCTAATAATTTATTTAATACTGTTCCTTTTTGAATATAAGATTGATTAGTTAAAATATCTTCTTCCTTAGCAGTCATATATTTTAATTCTACCTTACCGCTTGATAAGGGGTGTTCTTTAGGGTATACTAAACCTTTAGAAGGTAATTCTACTTCTTCACTTGGGAATTTAAATTTGGCCATAATCTTTATTTAATTAAAACTTTTTTATCGTTGATACATATGAATAAAAAAGAGGAGCTTGACAAATCAAGCTCCTTCTATTTATTATTTAAAGTAAAGTATTAGAAATTTAATACACAGTAATCTGGTTGTACAGTCATTGTAATTTCTTGAGCAGCATTTTCAGTATCCCAGTTAAAATCTCCAAATGAAGCTTCTGTAATCATTGCTCCTTTGATAATCCATTCTGAAACGATATCACCTACAGGTCCTAATACGTTAATAGTTAAATCTTTTTTATAGAAATCACTATACCCATCTCTACCTGTTACTGATTCGTGATGTAATCTAACCCATTCCATTACTGATTGTGCACCAGACGGAGTAATTGGATCAAATAATGTAAATTGAATAGTACCCCAAGTTGTTTTACCTTTCACAAAACGTTGAACGTTGATATGATTTAAAGGTACTGTTCCTTGTGATACAGTTACAGCTCCTACACCTTTCATAATGTAAGCAGGGAATCCATCTACAAAACAGATAAATCTATTCTTTTGTTTTGGTTCAAATGCTGTGAAAAATATTTCGTTTGGGTTTAATACTGCCATTTTATTTTCTTATTTTATTATAAATATTCGACTTTTTATTTCTTATGCTGGGAATGTTGCTCCTGTTGGTAATACATTGAAATCTAATAATATGAATTCAGCTGTTCTTGTTGGTTGTAAGAATATTTGTCCTACTAACTCATTTCTATCAATTACATCTGGTGTATTATTTTGTTCATCCATTACTACTTTAAAAGCATATAAACCTTGTCTTTGTTGAACACTTTCTAAGTACGGATTTACTTGTGTTAAGAAATTCTGTCTTGTAGCGATTGTGTTTTGTTCAAATACTAAATTATCAGCGATTTGAGAAATTTGTCCCTTAAGAGTAATTAATAATCTACGTACATTTACTCTATCAAGTGCTGAAGCAGCTTTTTGTAATGTTTTTTGACCAAATACTACAACCCCTTGTGATGGGAATGTTGCAATTGGATTTACATTAGCTTCATATAAAGTATCTCTGTTTGTAGAAGTTAATTTTCTTTCAGCTCTTACTACTTGTCCCATTCCTCCTCTAGTAATACCTGCTGGTGCGAACCATGGATCACTTGAAGCATCTGTAAATGCGTACACTCCAGGTATAAATGTTGAAGCTGGTATGAATACTAATTGTCCTGAGTTAGGATCAACTGTTTGTAACCAAGGCCAATATGTAGCTGTATAGCTATTATCAATTCCTCCTGCTTGACTAATTACAGTATTAATAGGTTGGTTATAACCAACTAAATCTACTATGGCAATATTATCACCACGTGAGATTGAATTATTCATTATACTAGTAACTTGATCAGCTTGATGTTGGTTTGATAAACCTGGTGCTGAAATTACATTGAATTGGTAATCATCTTGATTAGATAATAAAGCAATAGCAGTATCATAATCAGATCCTACTAATCCTTGTGTATCTGTAGCACTAATATTTTGGTAAAAATTAGCTGGTCTTCCTACTGGTATATTTGATCCAACAGCTCCATTAAACGAACCTGAACCTATTGAAGGTAAAGAACCAGTAAAAGAATTTTTAGCTGAACCGTCGTTATTAAAATAATTAGGGGTTGTAAAATTAACTTGTTTTACTCTTACATAATTAGAAATATTAGGAAATGAACCCGATTCTTGTAAAAAAGTATCTACTCCTTCTGTTACTACAGTAGAGCTAATATCACCAATTGCTCTTGAAATATAATTAGAAGCAAATGGATCTAATGAAATGTTATTATAAGATTCTAATATTACTCTATTACTATTAGTATCATCACCTCTTCTTACTAATAAACTAAATACTCCGGATGCAGAGTTAACTGATGCTATCTCCCATCTTACATTTTTTGTACTACCTGATTGTAATGCTCCATTTGTAATTTCTGTTGTTCCAGTATTCATTATTGTTCCCTCAGAAATAGTTTCCAATACAAAAGGAGATAAACCACTAGTTGGACCTCCAGAACCTGTTTGGATAATTGAACTAGTTGATGGAGTAAAGGATCCTGATGTTACTCTGGTTACTAATAATGAACTACCACCATTTTGGAAATATTGATTTGCTGCAATTGAAGTTAAGTAAGTATACTCATTAGAGCCACTTTCTAAAGCACCACCAAAAATTGCTTGGTAAGAACTAAATGAACTAATCAATGTTGGGTTTTCAACTGGACCTAATACTGTAGGTCCTATAATTGCTGCACCTCTTTCAGTTGGTTGAGTTGTAACAAAAGATTGGTCGTTTTCTCTTGCTAATACACCTGGAGATATTAATGTTTCTGCCATCTTATTATATTATTTTAATATTGTTTTATTATAAATATTAAAATATTTTTCAAAAATTATTCTACTACAGTAAATTCTCCGGTTTTTAGATCAACATTACCATCACCATACTTTTCTTGTAATTTTTTACCAGATTTATTAGCTGTTTCTTGTAAATTTGCTAATTTTTCTAGTACCGTAGATCTTTGACCTTCTAGTATTGCTTTTTGAATGTCAATATTACCTAAATCTACCGTAATTTCATTTTGTTTTTGTTGGTAGTCTCTAAGATCTTTTAATTCTTCTTCTGTTAATTTGATTGTTTTACTCATCTTTTTTTATTTATTGATTATTATTAGATTTAAGTTAATATATAAATTAATATATTATACATTATAATTGAAATATTCATAAAACCAAGGATAAGTATTAACTATATTTTGAGATAGTTGTTGTCCTAGATATTCATTATAAGATTCTGATAGTGGTTTAACTTCTTTGCGGATTTTATGATCACCAAATATACCATATAAGGTATCATCTTCTTGGGTTAATTGCTCAACGTTTTGAAAATCATGTTTAAATTTTTCTACTCCAAAAAAATCATATATCTTGTTTAGTTCGATTTCAGGGTTAGAAGTTAGATCTTCAAAACTTACAAAAAGAATATTTTTATCTATCCCTTCAGTTATCATTTGTTGTAATCTTTCAATTGCAATTCCAATGGGTGGTGATTGGGCCCATGCATCAATTCTTTTAGCAGTTGTAGTACCTTTCATTTCCGCCCAATTAACTATACCACTATCTTTATCTTGATGTTTTCTAAAGTTTTTCTCCATAGAGGTATAGATAGATCTTAAATCTCTAACCATACAAACTATTTTAGGTTTTGCATAAAAAGAGTTTAAAAAATTATAGTGGATACCCCATCCTCTTGATTTATCAACTACATATTTTTTATTAGTAATACCATTAAAAAATCCTTCGATACCTTGACGACAAAAATTAAGCCATCCTTTTTTCATTAAATCAGGGTCTTGTGCTCTAAAAGCTGTATCAGTTGTATAATTTTGGCGAGCTGAGAATAGTAATTCTAATACACCAGAAGTTGGTGTTACATAAAAATTAGGGTTTTGACCTAATATATTTTGTAATAATGTACTACCAGCTCTAGGTAGGGATGATTGAAAAAATATTTGTTCCATTATTGTTTATTTATTGATTATTTATTGATTCTATAATTTTATTTGTATCGAATATTTCTCTTAAACCATTATAAGGTATTGAATGTATATCTTGTGATAAGGCAAAAGGTTGATAAGCTGCCTCGTGTAATGACGGTTCTTTAGTAAATAGGTTTGCATTAATATTATCATGTATTTTATACCCAAATATTTCAGGTTTTGTGCTAACCCAACAGACAGTAGATTTTAAATTTAAAGATGCTGCTAAGTGTTGTGAGAAACTATCTATTA